TGGTTGGACTCAGTTAGGTGACGATAAATTAACTGGTGCAGCTAGAGCCATTCATCATTGGGACGATAATGCTGGTATTAAATACGCTGCCATAGGAACTAATAGAATTTTATATGTTTATTCAGGAGGAGTGTATTATGACATTCATCCACTTAGAACTACTTTAACAGGCGCAAAATTTTCAAGTAGCTCATCATCAACAACAGTTACAGTTACATGCACTGGTAGTCATGGGTTAGCTCAAAACGATATTGTTATGTTTGACAGTGTGTCAGGAGTGCCTGCTGGATCAACTTATAGTAATTCTACTTTTGAAGATGAAAAGTTTATGGTGACCGCTATTCCTACAGCAACTACTTTTGAAATTACAATGAATACTCAGGAATCAGGAACCCCATTAACTACAAGTGATGGTAACAGCACTTCTGTCTTATGTTATTATACTGTAGGACCTTCACAACAATTAGGTGGTTATGGTTGGGGTACAGGATTATTTGGTGGTACAGCTTTAGGGGCAGCAACTACAACTTTAGCAACAGCTATATCAGATTTAACAACAACCGATATTGTACTAGCTAACTCAGCAGCTTTTCCATCATCAGGAGAAATTAGAATAGGAACAGAAGATATAAGTTTTACAGCTAATAATACTTCTACTAATACTTTAAGTGGTGGTGCTAGAGGAGTTAACGGAACCACTAAAGCTACACATAGTGGAGGAGCAACGGTTACCAACATATCTGAGTATGTTGCTTGGGGTGACCCATCTAACGCTGACTTTACAATTGATCCTGGTTTATGGGTATTAGATAACTATGGAACAAAATTAATTGCATTAATATATAATGGTGCTTGCTTTGAATGGGATGCTGCGGGAGCTGCAGCTGTTTCTACTAGGGCCACTATATTGGCTAATGCTCCTACAAAATCTAGACATGTTTTAGTATCTACACCCGATAGACACTTAGTATTTTTAGGAACAGAAACAACAGTTGGAACTGACACAACACAAGATGATATGTTTATAAGATTTTCTTCTCAAGAAAGTATTGATGAAACAGACTCATACACAGTTAAAGCAAACAATACCGCAGGCACACAAAGACTTGCCGATGGTTCTAAAATTATGGGAGCTATCAAAGGTAGGGATGCAATTTATGTATGGACAGATACAGCTTTATTTCTTATGAAATTTGTTGGCCAACCTTTTACTTTCTCGTTTGAACAAGTTGGTACTAACTGTGGATTGTTAGGAAAGAATGCTTGTATTGAGGTTGATGGTACAGCTTATTGGATGTCTGAGAATGGATTCTTTGCATACGATGGTCAGTTAAAATCACTGCCTTGTTTGGTAGAAGATCATGTATATGACGATTTAAACTCAACTTCTAGAGATCTTGTAAATTGTGGTTTAAATAATCTCTTTGGTGAGATAAATTGGTTTTATTGCACATCAGCTTCTGATGCTATAAATAGAGTAGTGACCTATAATTACTTAGATTCTACCACAAAAAGACCGATATGGACTACAGGAACGTTGCCTAGAGCAGCTTGGCAGGACTCAGCAGTATTTGCAAAACCTCACGCAACGTACTATAACCCAAATAGTAATGCATCTTACGATGTTACAGGAAACACTGATGGTTGTACAACATACTATCAACAGGAAACAGGGACCGATCAAATAGATGCAGGCGGAACAGTAACAGCAATCATTGGATCAATTACTTCTGGTGATTTTGACATTACTCAAAGAAGGGCTAGTACAGGACAAGTTGTAGGTATGCCAGATCTTAGAGGAGACGGAGAATATATAATGAGAATAAGTAGATTTATACCAGATTTTATTTCGCAAACGGGAAACACTCAAGTTAGTTTTACAACTAGAAATTATCCAAACAGCACAGGAACCACTACAAATTTTAGTATTGATGGAACTACTACTAAAAAAGATACAAGATTACGAGCAAGATCTATTGCGTTAAAAGTTGCTAACACTGGAACTAGTGAAGATTGGAAACTAGGTACATTTAGATTAGACATACATCCAGGAGGAAGAAGATAATGGAAGATGAATTTTTAGCGGAATATTTAAATAGTCCTGCATTACAGGCTAAATATGGTAATTATCGTAACTATAGAGATTTTATGGTAAAACAATCATCTAATGATACAGGTATTTTATCAAATATAAACTTTCCTCAATTTAACTTACCTAGTTTTAGTAACATAAAAAATTTAGGCGGTAAAGTAGCAGGGGGTATAGCTAGTGCAGCAATGAATATTCCAGGTTTAGGTTTTATGATAGACGCATTTACTAGACCACAGTATCCTTCAGACACAATGAGCAAAAGTTTTGCTGTGGAAAAATATGGAGATCCTTATGGATATTATAATGATTTAGTGTCTGGTAATTTAACAGGAAAAGATCCTTTTGGTATTAATACTTTGTCTTTTTCAGGTAATTACCCAGCTTACTATGATCAATATGTAAGAGATTATGAAGCTGGTAAATATAGTCCAACAAGTCAATTTGCAAAAGATAAATATGCACATGGATTAGATGTAACTAGAAAAAATAGAGCTAGGATAGCAAGAGATTTTGCTAATACAGACGCAGAAGATGATATTGGAGCAGGTAATTATATAGCTCCTGTAAAAACTATATCTACATCATCTTCTACACCAAGCGGAGGCGGAGGCGGAGGCGATGGAACTTATGGAGTAGGTAGCGATGGTCAGAAATCTTATGATTCAGGACAAGGATTTGGTATTAGTGCAACAACCGGCGGTCCTGTAAGTAATAGAACTGGTAGAGGAAGAACAGGTTATAAAAAAGGAGGACTAGCAAGTATATTATAATGGCAAAGATTGTACAATCATTAACTAGAGCTGAAGAAGAATATAGCAGAGCTAATCTACAATCATTAATTAGAGATCTTGATGGTGTAATAACAAAATTAAACTCTTCATTTCAAGATGAAGTTAAACAAGAGATAGAAGCTAAAAGTTTCTTTTTAGATGCATAATGGCAGTAGTAAACGAATATAAATTTTATGGTAAAACAACTACATCAGCTGAGTCTGTTGATATGTTAGAACCAGGTGTAAATGAAACAGTTATTGTTAGATCATTACGAGTTACTAATAAGTCAGGATCTAATACACCCACTGTTACTATTAAAAACAATGCATTTGAGATAGTACATACTCAAACATTATCAACAGCAGCTAGTGTAGAGATATTAACTTTACCTTTAATCTTAGAGGGAGGCACTAAATTATCCTATACTACAGCAGGAACGGTGTCTGATGGCGTTGTTTTTGGTATAAGTTATCTTAACATTAAAAAGGAGAAAACAGACTAATGGAATTAAAAGAAGCAGAAGTACAATTAACCTATAGAAATAAGAAAACTGGAGAGACTTTTAAAGATAGAAAA